TTGGTTTTATAGCAAATTGTCTATATGGAAGTTCTTTAGAGTACTCCTTTTGTTCTCCATAGAAAAATCCATTATCTAGTTTAACATGTTTTAATCTGACGTTAGCATAAAAAAGTGGTTTAGTATAAGCTTGTTCTTTATTTTGAAACTCACCAGTAAACCACTCAATAAACTTTTCAATCATGACACCGTAACTTTACTAAAGTTTTTAACTTTTTCAAATCTAAGAACTCTATCAAATTTATCCAATAGAATTTCTCCTTTATGTGAGATCACAAAGATGTTTGTATCATCATAGATTCCACGAATAATTCTTAGAAAGTCTTCAGTACCAGCAACATCAAGAGAAGAGTCAAATACTTCATCTAAGATTAGAAGGTTTGTATTCGCAGAGTTCTTAAGTTTAGCAATAGATCTCCAAGTAAACATCAGAGCTAAATCGATTCTCATTTTTTCTCCTTCACTGAAAGAGGAGTATGTAAAATCATCACGATAACGTGACTTTATACTTTCGTTAAACTCATCATCAAGAGTGAAGTTGACATAGAAATCTAGAGCCTGTAGGTACTTATTAATCAACTGATTCATTACAGGAAGATACTTTTTAATGATCATTGATTTGATACCACCATCTTTTAGAAGAGTAGAAATTAAATCATAGTTCCTACGTTCTTTTTTTAGATCAACAATTGTTTGCTGAACAGAAACTCCCTTGTTTGCAATAGCAGTAAGTTTCTCCCTTTCCCCTTCGATATCAACATTATCATTTTGAAGATCAACTATTTCCTTTTTAATCTCCTCGATAATTTTGTTGGTAGAATTGATGGTGTTGATATTTGATCTAACAGACCAGTTTAAGTCTGCAAGTTCACTGTTTGTTTCTGCTTGTTTAGCAAGCAGTTCATTAGTTTCTTCTAACTGAGATCTATAATTATTAACGATTGAATTTGCATCATCAATAATTTTGATGGATTCAGATAGTTGACTTTGTTTCAACTCCTTTGATAGAGTCTGTGTACACTTTGGACATGTATCATTGTCCTTAAAGAAGTCTTGTTCCTTCTCAGTTCTAGCAATCAAGTTTAAATTTGTATTGATATCCTTCTCAAGTTTTTTGATATGAGTTTCAATATCTGCGAAAGCACCTAGTTTCTCTTCTTTCTCAGAGATCTGTACATATAGTTTATCGATCTCTTCGTTAATTGTTTTAATACCAGACTCCAATTCTGCAACTTTATCTTGCTTTTGAGTTATGGTTTTCTTCGCTGTCTTCTCCAGAGTTCTGATATGCGATTTCTGCATATCTGCTTTCTCTTTCAGGAACATGATTTCAGTTTCAAACTGTTTCAGTTCTTCTGTTGTAGTTTTGATTCTGTCTTTTAGAATCACATTCATCGTAGAGAAGATACGAATATCAAGAAGGTCTTCAATAATTTCTCTACGAGATGCAGCTGGTAACTGCATGAAAGGAACAAAGGTTGAAGAACCAAGAACAACGATCTGTGTAAATGATTTGTAATTCAGTTTGAGAACAGACTGTTCAAACCACTTCTGTTGATCTACAGCAGAGGATGATTGATCAAGGACCTTTCCATTCTTATAGATCTCAAAAATATTTGGTTTAATACCACGACGAACTTTCCAATCAACAGAACCAATCGAGAACTCAACTTCAGCAACACAATCTTTTTCATTGATGCTGTTGATCAGTTGATTCTTATTTACTTTACGAAAAGATTTGTTGAAAAGTGCAAATACAATTGCTTCAATAATTGTACTCTTACCAGCACCGTTCTGACCAATGATCAGTGTAGATCCATGATTGTTGAGGTCGATTGTAATTGGATTGTTTCCAGCGGCAAGAAAGTTCTTATATGTGACACTCTTAAATAAAATCATAAGACTTGAAGTTTGGGGGGATTACAAAGTCGTCGGGTGTAATGATAACGTAATTATACCCGAAACGGTCACATGCCGCAATGGCCTGATCGGTTTCTATTTCTGTTGCTGACATTGGAGGAAAATTATCTGCCTCTAAAAGACCGATGTATCTTTCTGCGTCATCGATGTGCTCAAAGATCTGAAGAACTTTTTCTCCATCCTGAGTTTCTACAGCGTATGCGCCTTCTTCATCTGCGTCTTTTAGAGTTAAGATAAACATTATTGCACCTCACATGCCTCTACATAGATGGACTTTATTATATTCTTTAGATCCGCCTTGTCAAGGTTAATCTCCGTCTCTTCTATATATCTGTTAAGAATAGTGAGGGTATCCTCACCTTCTAGGTTTTCAGAGGTTTCATCAAAGTTTACATTCTGATCTTCAATAATTTTTAGATCGTGAATGCCGACATCATAAAGTTTTTCAATGACTTGTTCAAACAAGTAGTTGTCTGTTCTGTCCTCAACGATAACTTTTATGTAAGAGTCTTTATACTCAGAAGCATCAAAAGAAGTATAGTCATTCTCTTTGTCATTATAGAATAACTTTCTAAACATCCTATATGGATTTTGAATGAATCCTATCTTTGTGGTTTTAGGATCTAGTAGATGGAATCCTCTTTCTGCTTTGTAATCATTCCAAAACAATTCATATGGATTGCCGAGGTATTTGATGTTACCTCTCTCCGATTTGTGATGGAAATGTCCAGATAAAACTTTATCAAATCTGTTAAAAACATCTGGTTGCAATCCACCTTCAAATGTATGACCAGGAATGGCTTGAAATCCACTGATCTCCAAATGTCCCATGATAATCTTGGAGTCAGTGTTTTGAAGGTGTTCAAAAACTTTCTGATGATTTTCTGAATTAATCCAAGGAAGCATTGTAATCTTGAGTCCTTCGACTTCAATATCAGTTACTTCACTATAGATGTTGATGTTTTCATAAGTTTCCAATAAGAGTTCTGGAGTGTTAATCTTATTGGTGTTCTTATAATAAGCTGTGTGATTACCAACGATCATGTGAATGGTTACACCCATCTCAGCAAGTCTATCGTAGTAATTCTTTTTAATACGATACCATGCTGCAAGGTCAATACCTTTACGATTATCAAAAGTATCACCAAGATCAATAATGTTTTTTACCTTATACTTTTTGAGTGAAGGGAAGAAAACATTTTCATAAAACTTGAGGAAGTAATCCCAGAAGATCTGAGAGTTCTTACGACCATCAAGATGTTGATCAGTAATCAAAGCAATTGTCATCGGTTCACCTTAATTTCAAGTGTTTCTTTGATGCTATTCATCATAGAAGAATCATAACCCATTGCAGAACTATCTGCACTAAAGACTTCATCAAATCCTGACTTTTCTAGAATGCGTGTCTTAATGTCCAGTTGTTTCTTCTCTCGTTGAATCCTACGTAGAAAAGCAAAATAAATGATCTGGGTAAAATAAGCGAAAGGATTCTGTGATTTCTCTGGATCAAAGTTATCGATATACTGCAAACAGTTTTCGATACCATCACAAATCATATCATCCTTAAACATGTAATTGACAAAGTTAGGACGATAAGAAAGGTGTGTTGCAATCTTCAGGAAACATTCACCAATATATTCTGGAACCTTTGGTTTAGGATTACCTTTATTTTTAGCTACCAGAACACAATGACGATAGTCAATCAGTGCTGATAGAAATTCTTTGTTGTTGACATAATGTTCTTTTTTCTTCATGGGACATATTAGTTCTTTTAATTGTTACCAGTATAACATGATCATGAAAACTTGACAAGTGGCTCAAATCCGTGTACAATAACTCTGCCAGGGTTCAAGGGATGATTTAGCTATCTTTAAAGATCTTTTCTAAACTTGATCTGGCGTCTTGGATCTTTGTCTTAAATCCCATCTCTTCGTTTAGGCTGACTTTATTACTATCAGATCCTAGGAAATATTTACGAAGAGTTCTATCGTAGATTTTTAGAATTCTTTCGTCTGCTTCATATACTGTAATCGTTTTTTGCTTTTCAACAAAAAATATTTCTTCTTTGGAGAACTTAGCCCAAGGACGTAATTCTACCTTGATCATCTCTCCAGTTGGTGTTTCTATAATTTGCTCTTCTATAGAAAATGGATTCTCAATTACAAATCCATTCTCATGTTCGCATACGATAACACTACCGATTATTTCTTCCCCAGTTACTAATTTAATAATGCCTGGAAATTCTGAATCTATCATCCATCCTTTCTCCTAAAGTTGATTGGAATAATCTCATAACTAAAGTTTTCCTGAGAGTAAATTTTAACTCTCTCTATCATGTGATTTAAAGTATAATTTTTTCTTTCATTCTTTGAGAAGTCATCAGCTATATCAAACAGTTTAGCAGACTCTTTATTTTCACCCTTTCGTAGGGCCCTACCGATTGATTGTAAGTTTCTGACTCTAGATTTTGATGGTGATGCAAAAATGATATTGTGCAATCTTTTAATATTGATGCCTGTAGAGAATGTTCCATACGAGGCAATAATAATTGCATCATCTTGCGTTTCTGTAATTCTTCTTACTTCTTCTCTGTCCTCAGTTTCAACACCACCATGGACAAAGAATACTTTTCTATTATCTCCAACATCATTATTTATCATATCGAAAAGTACCTGACCATGCTTTTCTACGTAAGCAAATAGAATCAATGTATTACCAGTTTGATTCAGTGCAAGTTTTCTAATAAAATTATTTCTCTTCTGTAGAGTACAAATATAATCCATCTCTTCTTGATACGACTCAAAAATGTATGGTTCATGTTGCAGCAAAAGAACACTGATGTTAAGCGCAGATAGATATCCCTTATCAATCAGTTGTTTTGTTTTTACAACCTTATTAACTGGACCAAACAATCCTTCAAGAACAAGTTGATTCGTATTAGATCCATCAAGTGTTCCAGTGAATCCAATGCGATGTTTACAATTGTGTAACTTTGTCATGATGTTAATCAATGACTTTGCTTTGAACTGGTGTGCTTCATCACCAATTACACATTCAAACTTTTCAAAATACTGTTTTGGCATCTTGTAGATAGATTGCCAAGTTGTAATAGTTACCTGTTTGCTTGTTTGTTTGTCCTTACCTGCATATATCTTATGACAGTTATCTTCGGCGGACCATCCATAACTGTTAAAATCACCGCACAGCTGTTCGACCAGTGACGTTGTAGGCACGATGATTAAGATGTTTGACCCCTTAGATACAAAATACCGTGTTATTGCATAAATCATCAGCGATTTGCCAGAAGCAGTTGGAGATAAAAGAAGTCTCCTGTTGTGCTTCAGTGCCTGGTAGATTGCATTATACTGATAGTCTCTGACTTTAAATGGAATGTTCAGGTAATTAACATAGTCAACTACTCCCTGTGGAGTAATAAAATCATTTGATTCGTTTGGCAATCCATAAAATTTATTATCCTTATCTTCATACGTATAGTCTCTAGACTCTAACCACTCCGTTAGATATTTGTAGAGTCCACAATAAATTTTTCCGTCACCAGGACTAAAAAGTTTTATCGTACCATCCCATATCCTTTTTTTGTACGCTGGCATAAATTTTGCACCAGGAACCTCAAAAGTAAAATACTCAGATAGTTCGTATTTAATGTGTGGTTCGCATTCAACTGTTAGATAGACTTCGTTTCGCTTCTGGATAATTACATCAGTCATCAAATACTTCCTTGCATGAATTTCTGCCAATCAATGCTGTTCTTGATTTGAAATCCTCTGTTGTTGATACAACTTAAAACTTTTTCAAGAAAAAACATGATTTCCTCATAATAATTTATGCGAGCAGAAGCAGTCTGTATTTCTGGATCGGAATCCATATACAGTGGGAGATCTTGTTTAAGTATTTTTAAATCAAATGGTCTTTCTCGATATACTTCTGGATCAGACTTACCAGTGTAGTATTCAAATTTTTCGCGCAGCAAAACCTTGTACTCTTGCTCTTTCTTAATCTTCAGTAACTTTACATCAGAAAGATAGTTGAGATATTTGCTATGTAGTTGTGGAATTTTAAGTGATTCTTCGTCTAATAATTCATTGTCAATTCTAGAGTCTTCAGCCCATTGGGATTTAATATCGTCAAGTGTAATCATACATGTAACTCAATTATACATTATTTAGTCCACGCTGATTTGCTCATATCATTGATATCAAAAATGGAAAATTTAAAAGTCGCATCTACAGCAAAGTATTCTGTGTCTGTATATGTAGAGTCAAAATTAAGACCACCCAATGATACAGGGAAAAGATCTTTGAAATAAATTTCAAATTTCTTATTAAAATTTGAGTCAAGAATGAATATTACACCATCACTATATTGTCTTTCTGTATACGATTCTCCGTCCGAAAACTCTGCCCAATCTTTAGATGATTCTGGATGACCTAGATATCTAATCCAATTGTGGATAGACATATAGTTTTTAAGATCTTCATCAACCAAGAATCTAACTGAAAGATCATCATAATTTACTTCATCGCCTGGTTCTGGTAATGTGTTCCAACGTGTTGCTTGCGTAGCAACAGATAGATTCATCGAAGGAACATTTGCAGATTGACAATAAAAAGATACACCAGGTAACTTTTTCAAGCTGAATTGAAACCCAATTCCCGATAAGAAATTAGATGGGCAATTTGGATTGTCAGCAAAATATGCCATAACGTTTTTGAATTATTTATAAAAAAAGAGGGCCCCTTTGGGACCCTCTAGACTTATGTGAAATGGATCACATGAGGTTCTTAACAGCAACTCTTCTGTAGTAAACGTTGCTGTTTGCAACGATAGCGTTGCTTGACTGAGTGGTGCCACGTGAGAATGGGTTCGCAACCATGCCGTAGCGGGTCTTGAATCCAATCTTGGGCTGGAAGGTGTCCTGACCGATTGAACGAACCATCTGGAGAGGAACGTATGGGCAGTAGAAGAGACCTGCATCATAAGCAGAAGTACCCTTATAACCCATGACATAGAAGTGGTCATTTGCAACGTTAGCAGAATAAGGATCAACATAGACCTTGATTCTACCGTTGAGTGTACCAACGAGGGTTGACTCGGTATCATCAACACCAGCAAGACCAGCGTTACCACCGAGAGCAGGAGTGTACTCAAGTACACCTGCCATACCTAGAGCACTTGCAACGTCTGCAGAACAGACGATGAAGTTACCCTTCCCTCTACGAGTCTCATGACCGATTGCGTTTGCATCTCTTTCGATCTGATAGATAAGACCCTTGAACTTCTCTGCCATCCAACGACCGTTGGAGTCAACGTCGAGGTCAAACTGACCAGGATTTGCAACGTTGTTCTGAGCACCAGGTTTTGCAGTTACGTAGATGGTACGAACTACTTCACGGTTGATTTCAGCAAGAACTTCAGCAGAAAGAATGTTTGCAAGTTCTGCTTCAGCGTCAAGACCGTGGATTGCCTTAAGGTCTTGAGCGAGTTCTAGTGAATACTCAGCCTTGAGCGCACGACCCTTTGCTTCAACAGCAACTTTCTCGATCGAGAATGACATCTCGCGGAAAGCAGCAGCAGGATCAGAACCGAGTTGCTCAAGTGAAGTGGTGTTCATGCCACCAACTGCAGCATAGTTACCAGCGGAACCACCTGTAGCAGGGTTTAGAACCGAAGGATTGGTTGCAGTTTCACCAGTTGCAGCACTGTAAGTACCACCAGCAGCAGAGAAACCAGAAGGAGTCTCGTTATAGAATGCTTCGTTGGTGAATACGTTTGGAGTTGCACCGTTACCATCGCGGTCTGCACCACGGTGGGAGCGCATTGCGAAGATGAGTCCAGTAGGACCACTCATTGGTTGAACACCGCAGATGTCATATGCCATTAGTTTTGGCATTGAACGGCGGATGAGTGAGATTAGAACGGGGTCGAAACCAGCAACAGGGGGGTTAGCGCCTGAACCTGTGAAACCACCTGTACCAGCCGACATGGTTGGTGAGGAAGGTGCTTCAGCAAGCATTCCACGCTCTTCGCGGAGGAAACGCTCTTGGTTCTCTAGAAGAACGGCGGTAACTGCGCGTCTGTGGGGATCTTTGATTGATTCTAGAGCATTGGACTCAAGGATAGGAGCCCACTTCTCTTGGAGGTGTTCTGAATTATACATTTGGATGTTTCTCCTAGTTGTTTGTTATGTTAGGAATCTGTTAATATTTATAGAAAAACTCACTTAGACCATCTTTGGAGAGCAGCGGCATAAGCAGCCATTGGACCCTCTTCAGCGATGACTTGTGTCTTTTCTACAAGATCTTCAGATGAAGATGCTTGTGATTTGGGGAAATAATTTTCCTTGATCGTTTCGATCTTTTCACGATAAGATTCTTCACTAACGAACTCAACACCTTCTGCTAGAGAAGCAAGCTTTTCTTTTTGTGTCTGAGCAAGGCCCTCGGCGACTTCTGCAACAATTCCATTTCTAATATAGGTGCCGATTTCCTGATTGAGCTCAACATTTACGTCGATTTGCTCGTTGAGTTTCTCTTCCATTTGATCTAGTCTCTCAGCCATATCGCTGAGAATATCATACTTATCATCGGGGATATCTACATAATGTTGTTCGAAGAGGTTCTTGAGGCCAAGAATGAACTCTTCTGTCAACTCGTTACGTAGACCGTTGTCGATAGCGAGTTGATTTTCACCAACCCACTGCTCGGTAACGTAATCGAGATGCGCTTCAACTTTTGCTTCGAGAGATTCTTTGATCTCTTCGATTTCTTCGTTTAGTCTTTCTTCGTAGATTCTTTCTAGTTTCTCTACTTCTTCAACAACCTTCGCCTTTACAGCGGCCTCAAAAATGGTTGCTGCCTTAAACTTAAACTCTTCCGAGAACTCTTCACCACGGAGAAGTGCTTCAACGTCATCTGCAACGTCGATTGACATCTCGGGATCGATTTCCTCGCTTTCTTTTACACCACCTTGACCAGGGGTTGCACCAGCAAGAGTAGGCATTCCGTCAGGAGCGCCTGCACCTTTGGTGATTACGTTGGTTAGTTTCTTCGCCTTTGCGGAAACTGCCTTACCAGGAGTTGGCTCGGTGTCGGGTGATGGTTTGGTTAGTGGACCGCCAAGATCTTCAGCAGAACCAGTCTGACCTGGAACAGTGTTAACAATCTTAGGCATTGGATCAGCAGCTTTCGCGTTTGCAGTGACCTGCTGCTCTTCTAATTCAATATTTTTATCGGACATGGGATTCCCTCTAAAGAAAATGGTATTTTCTAATAATATTTATTAAAGTTGGATGTTACGTAACAGACTCTCAAAGACTTTTAGTTGTCTTTCTACGAGTTCATGTTGCGGAGAGTTATTCAAATAAGATTTTGCCCTTGCGAGTTGTGCTTCTTGCCAAACTCCGTTGGACCAAATCCACTCTACCCCCTCCATAATTCCCTCAACAAATGCGTCAGGCGCTGAAGGATCTGCCACAATGTCAGCAGCAGTGGAAAGCATAAAATCGTCTTTGACGATATTAATATCGCCTTTTCTTTCAATAGAACCAAGTCCTCTTGAAGAAACTCCGAGTTTTACACCCTCATCGAGTAGATTCTTTGCGATTCTACCCATAGGTGTTTCAAGAATTTTTGCCTTACCGATGAAGTTTTTACCTTCAGATTTAAGGGAAACAATCTTGTGTGAAACACGATCTAGATTGATGGTTGGACCATCAGGATGACCCAACTCACCCAAAGCCCTACCTCTCTGAATATAGTTTTCGTTGTACTTACCAACTTCACGGTTGAGAGTATCAAAAGGATACATTCTACCGTTGCGATTTCTGATGTCGGATTGAAGGAATACACCTTCAATGAAGTGCGACTTCTTACCGCCTTCAGAATCTTCGGTGATAAATTTAACGTCTACAATTTCTTCTGAGATAAGTTTCATTGTTCTGATGTCTCTTCGGGTTCTTCTGAATCTTCATCATTTAGATTGACTTCAGTACCTTGATCGTTTACACTATCAGGATCAAAGAAGTGTTTTGCAATTTGCACTTTACGTGCTTGGAGTTCCTCAGAACTCTTTCCGTAAAGAGCATCATAGATTTTTTCGTTTGCATTGATATTATCTTTGCTTAAAATCGCGTCAACGATTTCTCGTGATATGGTAGTCATAATAATCCACTTTTGTATTATTTATCAAATATTGCCTTTGTTGTAATCGGAAGGTGAAATTGCAGCGGCAAAAGCACTATCTAAATCAGATCCTGCTCCTGCTTCCGCACCTCCACCAGCACCAGGTGCCGGTTGTTCACCACCCATTTGATCCATCATGGCCATTGGGTCTTGAATGACTCCAAGTTTCTTTTCGTTCTCAATTTGCAAATCCATCTCTTCAATTTCTTCATCTGTAAAGTGAAGAACTTGCTTACGGATATACTCTACTGAGAAGTACTTACCTATATATGGTTCCATCAAGCCAACCGAATTTAATCTTTCAGTTAACAGTTCATTGTCCTTAAGTTCTGTAAAGTGGTTGTCAAAAATATAGTCGTATTGGATATTTTCTTTTAACTCATCCCAATCATCAGATGTCATGATACCCTTGAGTACCAACTGAGTTTTAAGTAAATCGTGGAATAGTTCAGAGAACTTCTTACGTAGGCGACCTACAAACTTAGCAAACTTAAGTTCGTCTCTTGTGATCTCATTAGATCTACCAATTGTGAAAGACGACTCTTGCTCTAGTCTTGAGAGTGGAATATTGAGTGACTTATAAAGTTTCTTCTGGAAATACTTAACGTCTTCTAGTTCGCCAAGATTCTGACCACCAGGAAGAGTTGTGATTTCAGTTCCTCTACCACCTTCTCTACGTGGTAACCAGAAGTCCTCAAGCATACTCATATGCTTACGATCATCACGGACTTCACCAGTTGCAGAGTCATAAACTAGTTTATTACGATAACGGTTCATAACCTCACGTAGGTATTGTTCCGCTTTCATCTTTGGTAGATTACCTACATCGATGTAGAAAATTCTACGTTCTGGTGCTCTTGAGAGTCTGTAGATAACAAGTGAATCCTCAATCATTCTGAGTTGATTCACTGCTTTAATTGCTTTGTGTAGGAATGATAAGACCATATTTCTGTTATGATCCATCAAACCAGAGTTCACGGAAGTGATTGCATCAGCAGCAATCTTAAGTCCCTTTGCTTGAGTGGTTTTGTAACCATCTGGAAAGTACATGTAATACTCTAGTACTTCACCGTAATCATACTTTTCACCTGCAGGACCCCTTTCAATCTCCACAAATGTATCTTTCTTTTTGATTACTTCTCTTACTTTTTTAATTTTAAGAGCATCAATATAACGTAACTCTTTAATTCCATCTTTTGGATTTTCGAAATCAATTAGTTTATGGTAATGAACTCTTCCATCAATATACCAACGACGGAAAATTTCATGACACTTTTTATCAAAATTTAGTAGTCGTAAAATATAATTAAACTCTTCTCTAACTTGCTTCTTAATTTTTTCACTAACCTCTAGGTTAGAAAGTTCAATCTTTACAGGAGCAAAATCTAGGTCACTACTGATTGACTCATTGATAATGTCATCAATAGCACTATCACACTCAGGATGCAACGCAATTTCACGATACTTCTTAATCAGTTCGAAGTCATTATTATTTTTTGGAATGCCGTCTATATCTACGTATTGACCAAAATAGGCACCTGCCGCTACTACGGAGGTGCCGTCATCATTATTGGGAGGAGCGGGTGAATAAAGTTTTTCTTTCTTCTTACGCTCCTCAATGGAAAATCCAAATAACTGGGACATAGTATAATGCGTGCCTATTCTTCCTACTATTTATCAAGCACCAGTATCTAGGTTTGGATTCGATACTTCGTAGTAGTTATATTGGAATTCTACAGTGAACTCTTCAATCTGATCGTTCGACTCATATGAGAGATCGATTGCAGATAGTGATGAAGGCCATGCATCATAGAATTTGTAAGCACGAACAACGTCCATACCATCAACACCAGCGGCAGTGATGGATTGTGGAGTTTTGTTTGGTGACTTACCATCTCTGCTGAGTTGGAATACCTCTAGATCAACGCAGTAACCAGGATTGTCATCACCATAACCGAGTTGTGATACGTTCTCAGTTAGAGCATTGATACCTCTTGACCAGGTTTCAAATGCCTTACGGATACCGAATTCACCATCATTGATAACTGTTACCGACCATGGTTCAAATGTTCTGTCACCAGCAACCTTGAGCATTCTACCTCTGAAAGGAACATCAATTGTTCCAATCGTTGAAGCGGGAAGTTGAGCAGTCTTTACAAGAAATTCTGCTCTCTCGGTGATTGATGCCGATGAATCAATTGGACTAATGTCAGCGATCTGGTTTAACGTTGTTGGGAAGTTTAGGCGGACCAAGAACAGATTAGGTCTTGCACCGCCATTGATGAGTTTAGTTTTAAACTCCGAAATACCTCTAGCCATTTTGTTTTTCTCCTAGTATTGTT